TACAAGTGATTTACCACTACCAGGCCCTCCTGCCATAAAGACAGCTTTAAATACGCCTGGGTCGTTAATTCCTTCGTTAAGCGAGTCGTATGTATTTTCCAATATCATCTGTTATATACTCTGGTATATGATGGAATTCTTCTCGAATTGCCATTCCTTTTCTTACTGCTTTATACAGTTGTTTTCCTTGTCTAAAGGTTCTTGGTAATGATTTAACAAATGTTTTCTCATCACCATCGAAAGCCATTGCTCTCATCTTAGATGCAGACATACCAGATATGTCATCTGCATCTGGGTCTCTTTCTCCAGCAGATACTACTTGAATACCACTAAAGTTGTAGAAACCATGTCTTCCTTTTACATTGTTATACTTTGTAAGTAAAGACTCAAACTCTCTTATTCTATCTGAACCAGCAACCATTTTAATACTTCTGTATCCTTGATTGTATAAGTCAACCACTACATCAAATACTGTTCTAGAATTAGATGTAGATACTGTAACTTTTGCTGGTTTAAACAAGAGTTTCATGAACTTTGTTTTGGTTCTATAATCCAATGGATTTTTCTTTGGGTCTTGACTATGACTCGTATAGATAAATCCATCATCTGAACCAGCAACTTGTTTTACTTTCATTGCAAGTTTTAAATGTCCAGCAGTTGGTGGGTTAAACCTTCCAAATGCAAAGACAGCAGTTTTATCAACCTTCATTGATAGTTCTACAATGTCTTTAAAACTTTTCATGTAAGTATTTATGTTTTTACAAACTTCTGTTTGTTAATTTTAAGTGCATCATAATCCATTTGCACATATTTTTTACATGTATCCCACCATTCTTTCAAGTCTTCATCTTCTTGCAATTCTCCCACAACTCTTTGTCTAATTTCTGGTGTAACATTTATATGAGTATGTGAATGCATGTGCTGATGTTGATTTTGGTGATATTCTTCTCTAATTTTATCATTTATAAATCCTAATTTTATTAAAGAATCAATTGCTCCAGCTGTTTTTTTCATAGACTCAGGTGAAGGATGCATAAGACCTAGTTCAGTTTTCGTGTAATCTATGTCGTGTTTGTAATGAATCAAATTATCATATGTATCATACATTGATTTACCATTCCACAATGGTCTTGATAATACAAAAGTATGATTCATTTGAGCACCTTCTAATCCACCTAGTAATAATCTTTCTGGTGGACAAAAGTATAATATTCTTTTTGCAGAATTATAGTATTTTTCCCACCCTTCTTCTGTATCTGTATTCATATCATATATCCATGGACAAGACATACCATTATCCATTTCAGTTATAAGACCAGATATAAATCTTTCCCAAGGGTCACGAACAAGTAAATATGATGTCCAATCTTTGAAAAAGTCTAATTCTTGAAATGGTGGAGTCATTTCTGAATCACGACCTTCAGCATAATTTCTAGGAGTTTCCTTCATTCCATAATCCCATGGACAGTTGTCACCTAAAAATTCTTTTGATTCTTCTGAACCTCTTTTAAGAATTTTTGTATTGGCAGCAAAAGAATTACCTTTATCCTTCCAGCCTTCTGGAATATTTTCATAACTATGCATTATAACTCTTTTATTTGGTTGGTATAATTCTGTAACAAATTCTAAATATTCTTCTTCTGTTAACCAAGTTTTTGGGTCACGATTTTGGTCTTCAATCCATACCCAGTCGTCATCAAACATCTCATTTTGTGCGTTCAAATAAAAACGAATTGATGAATGTCCTACTTTACGAGGACATGTAAGTAGTATTTTTCTTTTTTTAGATATAAATGTGGGATGACATCTTTCCCAACATGTTTGACCATCAAGATGTATTGAAACTGGACGAGTTTCATTTTCAATAGTTATTTGAATTTCATTCTTATTATTGAAGGATGCAAAAGATTTTAACGATTCTGCCATAATATAACTCCATAATTTATTTGTCCCAGTCTTTCTGGACTGTAAAGTTATTTAGTGAGAATTCCATTCTATCCACTAACTTCACTGCACCACCTAGGTTGTTATCAATTGCAACAAATCCCTCTGGTGCAACGACATCAAAACCATTACCCTTTTTAACAAACATTGCAGTCATCTGACTTGCTTTGTTTACTTTAGTAAGTATTTTTATCTTTGCATAGTTTATTAATGCTTGAAACTCTACTAAAGTTTTGAGTAATAGTAAATTTTTTCTAACTTCTGTTAGAAGAATGTTCTTGTTTTTTTGTTTTGTCTTTTTTGCAGAATCAGATTTAAGTTTTCCAATCTGTGTATCCATTTTATCTTCGACAAATTTTAAATACTCATCTGCATGTTTTTTGTAGTTTAGTCGTAGGAAGTTTGTTCCTTCTCTAACTTTACTGTTGTGATAAGTTTTGTAAGTTAGTCCAGCATCAATTTTGTTTTGCATATCTAAAAACTTTTTAAGTTGTGGTGCTTTAATCTTCTGGAAAACTTTACCTGTTCTGGACATTAATCTAGTTATTTCTGCACTATCTTTTTGTGTAAAGGTTGCAGTTCCAGATACATCATTGTATTCTGCATCATCCATCCATACCTTAGATGTTTTTTTAAGACCTTTTATGTTTGCACCAAAGGTTGCTTTTAAATTCATTAATGAATCACCAGTGTATGTAGTATGAAATACAATACCTACCTGTGCAGCTCTCATTGTAGATGCAAGTTTAGATGTAGAAGGAACTGCATACATGATAGTATTGGGTTGAAATGTTTCATATGATTCACCATTGATATCTTGTTTTTCTAAGTCACCCTTTGTAAACATTAAGTCACCTTGAAGTATATCTTTAATACCGATATCTTTTAGATTGTTATAACATGCTTTAAATTTATCTGCAAGTTGTCCCTCTAAATCTGCATCAATCTCTGCAATGGATGTATAGAACTTTGGTGTTTTGTTAAATAAACTTTTCTTTGCAACAAAAAACTTACCTGTCTCTGGGTCATTACCACAAAAGATTGCTGGAGCTCCATCCCATTTTACAGTGACATTGACGCTTCTTTTACTTCCAGATACTAACATATCACGAAGTGACCTTATAAAGTTTATAGATGCACGACCACCATCAATACCACTATTGAATATTTCGTCTTCTATATGTTCTAAATGTACATTAGGACTTGGCATTATTTATTTCTCGTGTTTCCTATTGCGTCTGTATATGCAAGTGTTAAAGGTAATAAGTCTTTGATAGGTAAATCTATTTCTAATGCAGTTACATTTATTGCTGGGTCGACCAATACAGCAGATAAGAATCTGTGGTGACCATCTATAATTCTGTCATCTTTAGATACTACATAAAAATTATTCTTAGATGCAGAAAAATCTTTAGTTCCTTTTGCACCAAACTTTGATACATTTTTGATTGACTTGTCAAAATAGATTTGACTTTGAATAGGTTTTAGTTTTCCTACTGCAATCTTTTTAATTTTAACATCTACTTTGTCATCATCTCTATCACCATCATTTTTTGCAAGACCACCATTCACCCATTTATTTCCTGTAACTTTGTCCAGTCCTTGAGGAAATGGGTCATCTGGAATTTCGTTTTTTGCAAAAGGTCTTGAAATATCAATTGCACCTGCTTTTAATCTTCTTTGTAACAGTTTGATATCTCTGTTATCAATTACAGGCATATCTTTTCTTTGTGCAAATCCCATCCTTGCAAGTTTTTGTGCAAGTTTATAGTTCTGTGAAAACTTAGGAATTTCTTTATCTATATCAAATCCTTTCTTATCAAAAAGTTTCTTTGCATGTTCGTATGCTTTCTTCTCGTCTGTTTTGATAAGTTCCATCTTACCAGCTTCTGCACCACCTTTTCCTTCTGCTATGTATCTTCTAAAACTCTTCATATTTTTATAGGATATTTCCCACCCCCAGTTATTTTTATATTCTTAATATCTAATCCAAAGAAATTAAGAACTGCATCGATTAGTCTTCTACCTTGTTTTTTAATCCAGTCAAATGCAGCTTTCATTCTTTTCATAATACCATCAAGAATTCTTTTTGCTTGATTCTTAATAGAAGATGCAACATTTTTTGCCTTAGATACTAATTTGTTAAACATTTGAAATTCATCCAACTGTTCTACTTTACTTTCATGTAAGACTTGCATTCCTATTCTTTCTTTTGCACATTCTTCTTTTATAATCTCTGCAAATGTAGGTTGATATGAATTAGTTTGCATTTCTGATTTTTTTAATTTTCTACTTCTTAATGAAAGATAAGGTGGTGAACCAGATGAACTTTTAAATGATACATAAAAATTATTACCCTTTGCAAGTGTTTTACCTGCTTTACTAGGTGAATCTAATTTTAAAACATCTGTAATTACTCCTGTTTCCTTAAAGGTCACCACTTGGTTTGCAACTCCTTGAGAACCTTTACCGAATTTGTTTTCACCAGTTGCAGCTTCCCAACAAAAAAACTCTTTCATCAAAGCTTCTGAATTGAATAATTTTTCCATTTCATCTGTTAGTTCGTCTGCATATAATTGACCTTGGTCTAATTCTGCAACTTTCTTTTTATCTGCTGGTGATAAATTTGATTTCTTTGCTAACTTTTCTATCTTACCTACAGTATCTTTGGTAGATAGTTTAATCATTTTCTTTTCTAAATTATCAATTAATGATTCTACTTTTCTTTTACCTTTTGGGTCGATAGAATACATTCTCATTGCAGCTTCAACTGTAGATATTGATTCAAACTTACCAGCAGATAGTAGTTGTGAACCACCTGCTTTCTTTAGTGATATTCTTTCATCTGCATATATTAAATCTGTCTTTGGTGTTTTGTTTGTTCCTTTCCATTCTTTGGATATGGGTAAGGTGGATGCACCAAGTTGTCTGAGTTCTTTTACTTTAAGTCTGTTAATAAACTCTTGACCAAGTTTCATTCCTTGTTTTTCCCAATCACCCCAGAACTTTTCTGCTCTGTCCCATTCATCACCTTGATTCCATTTTTTACCTTGTAGTCTGTTTACTGCAACTGCAATAATAGATTCCCAATCTTCACCTTTAGGATTACTTCCACTGACTGTAGACAATCCATTTGCAATTTTATCTATTTTGGAATGAATAACACCAAATGCATCTTTATGTAATGTCTTCCAACTTGGGTCTAAATCTTCATTATCATCAACAGCATTAATTAACTTTTTAAGACGAAGAAATGCATCATTGTTTTTTATTTTTAAGGTGTTTCCATCGACATCAACTAACTCACCTTTACTTCCCTTTTTTATGAAATCATCCTTGTTGTTTCTTTTAAATAAATCTTCACCACTTGCTTTCATACCACCTTCTTGTAGTAGTTCTAGTCCATCAAAGTGTAGTTTAGACTCTTTTATACCAGACTTGTTTTTATAATGACTATAGAATGCACTAGCAAGTTGATGACCGAACTCTGTGTCCGAAGGATAGTGAACTCCAGCAATCTGTCTAGAATGACCTATATCGTCTCCTAATTTTTTGATATTACCTTTGTGTTCAAATGGAACTTTATCTGCAAGATATAAACTAACAAATCGACCTTCTGTTGCATGTCCAGATGGATATGAAGGAGTTTCTGCTGTTTTTAATGGGTAAACATTAAATGCCGATTGACGAAAGAATGTAAGAACTTTTGACAGTTTTTGTGGTCTTGGTCTATTATAATGTATCTTAAGTTGTAGAACAATAGGTGCAAGTTGGTCTCTTAATTTTGTAACATCTTCTAAATCTTTTAATGGTAAGTCATGTTTTTTATAGTAATCTTTAAATGGTTTCATTAACTTTTGGTCAACTAATTCCATAAATTCTCTTGCATTATCACGATAGACTTCGTAAGATTGTAGTATTTTAAGTTCTTGTTTTGTGGCTACAGAAGAATTCTTATAAGGATGATATTCTGTCCAATTTGAAACTGGAAAATTTTTGAACACTCCTCTGTCTACATTTAATTGTTTTTTTCTTTTAGGAGACATAGGCATGTCATGACCTAGATTGTCTACTGAGGAGTTGTTTTCTTGTAGGTGTTCGTAAAATGTTTGCATAATACTATTTATGCAAATAAAAAAGGGAACTCTTGCAAAAGTTCCCTTAGTAGCAATTTACTCTGTTAGTTATATGTGAATGTTTTTCTAACTTGTTCCGAGCGGAAGGACGCCAATCGACTCTATCATACTGCCCTACGATTTCACTGGACTCATTTCTTTAACCTGTGTTGTTTTAAAAGATTGTCGTATTCTTCAATTTGGTTTTGAAGTTTGATTTGTTTGTCTTCACTCATTTTAAGCTTTCTTAAGTGTATGAGTTCTTTCTTCAAAGTAACTTTTCTTTGAAGAATATCAACAGTTGCATTACTACTTAAAGTGCCAAGCTTGTTCCCATTATCAGACATATTGTAATCATTCCTATCAAAATGTATCGATTTCTCCTTACTCGTTTTCGATACAATAACCAAGGTAGTGCATCTTCACCAACCTTTGGTATATAACTCTTATAACTATATTTATGCATTTTTACTCTCCGACTTTACCAATTTTAATGTGCTTCTCATCTTTTTAAGTTCTTCAATTGTATGTTTTGCAGACTTATGTAAGATACCAATTCCACCAGCATCTTCCCATGCTTTTATGTTTTTTGGTCTATCGTCAATCAAAACATTACCTTTTGTTGCAAAAACTGCTTTCTGAGTTCCACTATAAGTGCATGTAACTACAACATAAGGGTCTACATACTGTTTAATCCACTCGTTTTTATCATAAACTACAATGTTTCTATTGATTGCACCAGCAGCTGTAAGTATTTCCCAAGGTAATCCAGTATGTTTTACATACCCAATCAACTCATGATAATCAACCATTGGTGGTAAATTTCTAAATAATCTTTTATTTGTTAGTTCTTCTTTTCTTTCATCATACTCAGAATGACCATAATCATCAGAAGTTAATGGTCTACCTAACATATCACTGACACCAGCAAGGAAGTCAACAAGGACTCCATCCATGTCAATAAAAATTCTTTTTGGTGTTACTTTATTCTCCATATATTGTTTTCCAATCTTGTATAGTATAACCTGTCATAATAAACTCTCTCTCATCTTCATTAAGGTTAGGGAAGATATCTTGAATTAATCTCCTTTCTTGAGCAGGTGCATTCCACTCTGCAATTTGTTCTTGAGTAATGTTAAGATACATCTTGTTTACATTACCAGTTAGGGGACTTGTTCTTACTACTTCTATCATGTTTGTATTATACTAAATTATGCACCTATGTGTCAAATCAAATAATCTGGGCCGTATATTCTCATTGAGTTAGGGTCAATTCTATACCCATCAAAAAGGTTTCCTCTTGGTCTGTTAAGTGCTGGTGTTTTCCATCCAGCAGATTTAAGAATGTCACCTTCTTTAAAAGTGATTCCAGTTTGACCTTTTCTCCATTCTTTTTTATTAATAAAACCCCATACTGAACGATGGTCACCATGTTCACAACTGATTATACGAATGTATTTTTGACCAACTGAATAATCAAAAGATGTTTTATCTCTAGTGTGTTCCCACCTTTCATGAGTTGCATTTGTTAAACACTCACATAACCTTTCTACTTTTTCTTTTAACTCTGGACTCATTATACTCCTTCTCTAATAATATCTTTTGCATATACTTTCAATAAATCATGAATGTAATCCCAATCGGGAGCAAATTGATTTCTAATATCTTTATATTCTTCATAGTTTGAATAAGGATAAATTGCAAATGAATCTGCACCTTCTTTATGACAAAAGTTTTGTGGTCTGCCATAACCTTCATATCCACTTAAAGTGCAAGATTTTTTAGATGCACCCCTATATTTTACAGAAAACAATCTTGATTTCATTAAAGACCTTATAACTGGATGATACCTATAGACAATAGGGATACCCTTATAAAGAGATTGTTCTCCATTTGTTTCGTAATCACTAATATTTAATTCATTCATTATGCAACCTCACTATCTACAAGAGGAGTAGGCAACTCTGCCTTCATCCAATCGAGTAAAGTGCCTTTCATACTATATGATTTCCAACCACCTTGACATACGATTTCTATACCATAACCACTCAATATTAACTTGTAATATTTGTTACCATCTATCATGTCATAACCATCTTTACCACTCAACCAATATGCATCATATTGACCACGAACTGGAACTAAATTCAATCCAACTTTTTCTTTCAAAAAGTTGAACAATTTTGATGTTGAAACATCACCCTCTCGTGATATTACTATTTTTGAATTATCTTTCATTTATACTCCTTAATTTATACATATATTATACTAAAATATGTACCCTAGTGTAAAGGTCTCTCGTCCCCATTTACAAAAATAGAAACTAGATTGTAATTACCTATAATACTGATACCTAGACGATATCTAACACTGTCACACATAAGTGACCAACTTGCATCAATATTAGATTTATCTAATGCAAGTTGCATTTCTTTAGAATTTAAAGGGATTTCCGAGACGACTCCATTGAAGTCTTGAATTTTAATACCATTTTTCATACTACTATTATATGAAAAAATGTACCTATGTGTCAATTCCAGAATGGTGGTTGGTTTTCAAAATCATGGTGAACATTACCAGCTATACAATATCTATCTGTTTTAACTGTTACTGGTTTTACTTGATGAAAACAGTATGCTGGAAAGATTACCAATTGTCCTGTATGTGGTGGAATAGTAAGAAGAGTTTTTCCCCATTGTTTAGTTGATTCTTTTACATGGTCTGCACACATAGATAAATCCATTTCTATACTACCATCTGGGAAAGTGCATATTTCTAATGGTTGTGCAATTTCTGAGTCTTCAATATATGGATAGTAGGTAAAACTTACAAAAGCTGGTTCATGAGAATGTGCTGGTGTAACATCATTTACTTCATATCCCATACCCCACACCTGTGAAAATACTGGTAAACAATCTACAACATGTGGAGAAAGAAATATTTTTATTTCTTGTCCAATCCAGTCCAAAAGTTGTTGCATGTGTGGATTATCAAAAGATTTCCAACCTGTGAATTGTGATACTCCAGCATTTATTGTATCGTGAACACCAGCACCTAGTCCATCCATGTCAAGAATGTAATTTACAAGATGATGATTGATGTCCATAATTTCTTGAGGAGCATCAATTGTATAGACCTTAGTATTAGTTGATAGGTCTGGTATATAGTTATATGTCCCATCCATCAGTTTTTTCTCCAGAAATTCTTTGACCAGATTCACTCTTATCAAATGCAGGCCCAGAGTCATGTAATTCTTCTGTTGCAGATTGTTCACAATCATACAATTTCATTCTTGCTCTGTCTACACCTATAATAAATCTTCTGTAGTATGTAGGGTCATTATATCTATTCTTTAATTGTTTAACCATGATTTGGTCTAACTCTTCTAGTTCTTCTGTAGATATTAATGCAACCATTAAATCAGCAGTTGCTGGTAAACCAAATGATTCGGATGTATCTTCAAGTCCTACATCTGTTGATGTGAATCCTTGTCTATTAGTTTGAGTTGCAGTAACAATTGGTAATTTAAATTCTACTGCAAGTCCTCTTAACTCTTCTGCAATACTTTTTACCATTGTGTAAGAGTTTACACTTGAACTTGCTCTCATTCTTGATGATGCACAAATGTTCAAATAATCAAGATAAATGATATCTGGAATAAAATCTTTTTTAAGATTAAGTTCTTGTAACAAATGTCTAAAGTGTCCTGTATGTGCAGATGCAGTTGGATACTCTTTGACAATTAGTTTACCTGTTGTCTTATCACGAATTGATTTAACTTTCTTATCATACATTTCTTTTGGTAAATTAGAAAGTTCTTGGATAGGTAAGTTCATTAGATTTGCATCAATTCTTTCTGCAATTTTTTCTTCACTCATTTCCATAGATATGTAAAGAACATTCTTACCCATCATAAGATTGTTAGCTGCACAATGACACATGAATAATGATTTACCAACACCTGTTCCAGCCATAATGACATTCAAAGTTTTATTTGGTAAACCACCTTTCGTAATCTTGTTCATCAATTCAAGGTCAAATGGTAGTTTATCTTCTACAGTATTGTAGGACATAAATCTATCATCTGCATCTTCAATAAAGTCATGACCAATGTGTTGGTCAAAAGAAACTGATAATGCATCTTTTAGAATATCTGGAATCTCACCTTTTTCTCTAGTCGATGACTTATCAATAATCTGAATACTTTCCATGACTGCATTATAGATTGCTCTATCTTTACACCACTTCTCAGTTTCATCTACAAGAAAATCATGTGGAGTTTCTTCACTGTTTTCTTTACATGCATTGATTATGTTTTGTGCATTCTTAATCTCTTCATCATTATGACCA